GGACTTGGCCTCGGCCTTGCGAACCGCAGCGGCCTCGATGGCGTCACGTCCGAGCCGCAGCATCTCGGCCACCCCGATCAGGCCGAGGGCCTGAGCCACCGATGCCAGTGCGTGAGTCTGGCCGAGCGCATCGGCCTTCCAGACCTTGCCGATGGCCTCGGCGGCCTTGCGGATGGCCTCGGTCTCGCGGTCGACGTGAGCCGATCCGCCCGCCCGCGCGGCCTTGACGGCCTTCACGTCATCCACGCGGCCACCCGCGGCCTTGACTTCCGAGAGGAAGGCCGAGAGGTCCTCGGCATCATCCTCGCCGAACGACTCGCCGCGGCCGAGGGCCTCCACCGAGCGCAGGATGACGGTATCACCGATCCCCTTGCACGCCTCGGGGCTCACGGTCTTGGCCGTACCAATCTTGACGGCATTCGTGCAGTGCGTCGGCGAGACCTCGAAGCCCATCTCAGCCGCCAGACGAGGCCCAAAGACCTTGAACGGAAGGCCCGCGCGGGTGTGCGCCTCGGTCTTGGCGAGATTGAAGAGGGCCACCGAGAGGTTGTCGCGGGCCTTGCCGAATGCGGTCGCGGCGGTCTTGACGGCCTCGGCAATCTTGCGCTCGGCGGGCGAGAGGGCGGCGACGAGGGCGGCGGTCTTGGTTTCGGACATTGTTCAACTTTCCTTTCGATTCTGACTCACTGACTTGCCCTCGGGACATCCCCTCGGGCGACAAGTGAAGATTAGCAGCGGATCCGAGAGGGTCAACTAATTCTGGCGAAGAATTGTCGAAATTGTGCAAATCGTCCGTACGGCCTTCCATGCGTTCCCGAGGCCCTCGGCCCGTCCAACAATTGGACGGCCCTACGGCCATCCTAGTGCGTCTGGCGCGGCCATCGGTCCAACAATTGGACGGCCCGAGGATGCGACCGATAATCAAACGGGGAGGGAGAGAGATGCACGTCCGAATAACTCCCGATGCACCATCGTCCGATAACCTTACGCCACCCGTAGGGCCGATAAGCGCCACCGAGGGCAACGTCCGATAACCGCGGAACTGTCCGCCAACCGTGGCGCTTGTCGTTGACAAGAAGTCCCCCGCGGGGGGGATTCGGCGGCTGGTTGTATTATCAAACCTTCTCAGATTTTTCCCCCAAACATTCCGAAGCCCTACTTCTTCTTCTTGATCTTCACCTTCTCAGGGAGCTTCGAGATGCTTTGGCTCTTTTTGGACCATCTTTTGGCTATGTCCGGGTGCTGCGAGTACATGAACCTAGCCTGAGCTTTGGACTTGAACGGCATGGCGTGGCTTCCAAGGGCCCTAGAATGGCCTATAAGGCTTCCGGAGAGTCTGGCAGGGTCTGACTAGGGGGCCAGTCTCGAAGGTCTGTAATGCGATTTTCCCGGCCTTGGTGGAGACGTTCCACAAACCAAGGATTCTGGAAGAAGACAGCCATGAGGGAGACCTCCAGAGTCCTGACCTGAGACTCCTCAAGGTTCAGGCCGTAGATGTCCGAGATCATCTCTAGGACCTCATGGAGGATGGTGCTGGTAAGAATCTCCTGATTGAGTTTCTTACTGACCTGTATCTCTGGATAAGGGTAGAAGAAGAACTGTCCAAACTCACCTTCAGGCATCTCTGTGACTACTACAGGAATCCTATAGGTGTTGAACAGCAGCTGCATCAGCGGTCACCCTTTTTCCTGTTCTCAGTCCGGGACATCACCTTCAGGTTCTTATGGTGGTTGTTCCGTGGGTTGCCGTCCTGATGGTCCACTTCCTTGCCGTCTCCCTTGCGGACCTTGCCCTTCTTGATCATCAGTGCCCTAGCCCTGTTGCGGCTGGTCCTGTTCTTGATCTGCTCTGGGCGACCGTGGTACTCACGGTATTCCTTCTTGTAGTCGCGGGGTTCTTTTCGGGGCATAGATCACCAAGCCTTGCAGGACCAGTAGCGGGCCTTGGTCTTTGGACCGGGGTTGTCGCAGTTGTGACGGGCACGGAAGTTCTTGCGCCGTCCGGGGATGTGCTTCTTGATCTTCATGTTCGGATCACCGAAGCGGACGATCTTGGTCTTGTCCCCGTCCTTGACGCAGACAGCTGACTTCTTGGGACCCCCGGGGGTCTTCCAAGGGACATTTAGCTTCTTGCCTTCGCATGGGCTTGGCATTTGAACTCCTTGCACATCTCCATGACTTCAGGGGAGACCATCTCCCGCAGCATCCTCATTCCTCGGGCCAGCTCGGTTGCCGTGTTGATGGCTCCCTGATTCCGGAGATGGTCTTCGTAGAGCAGAACCACGGATGCAGCAAGGATTTCGAGATCGTCTACATCCATGTCTCCCCCTGTGGTCTACGTCCGATGGCGTGTTCCATAAACCGCTCCAGCTCCTCATCGATCATCCGTTCCTTGTGGATGGCCATCTTCCTGTCCGCATCCTGAGCCATCTTGTCCACCCAGAAGCCAACGGCCATGCTCAGGGCGTCCAGACGGTCATCGTGGTGCAGCGATCCCTTGGCCCTGCTGATGCGACTGAGCTGCCAGATAAGGGAAAATTGGAGAGCCTTTTCGCTGGCATACGCCTTGGTGGACTCGTAATCGTTCTTGATGACCCCGACATCTATGACCAGCTTGTGCTGGCACAGCACTGGCTCAAGGGTGTCGATGATGCGGCGTTCCTTCTGGATGTTGTGCCGAACTTCCTCGGTCGTGCAGGGATACTCCCGCATCAGGTACGGCTTCAGGAGCTCGGTGAACATGCCGTCTCCGAAGTTCGACTCAACTAGGATCAGGTTGACCTTGTTGTTCTTGGCGATGGATGTCAGCTTCTTCATGACATCCTCCCCGTAACCTCCGGCAAGACCACCACAGGCGGTCACATACAGGAAGCCGTTCAGCATCTTGACCACGCAGTAGGAGGTCTCGTCGCCTCCACGGCCCGCAGGGTCGATGGTCATGATCCCGCCCTCGTAGGGAATCCACTTGCCTTGGATCTCCATGGGGGCGTAGAAGCGGTCCCCGTTGAACCCAACGCAAGGCAGGTCCTTGACGATGTTGTTCGGATTCATCGCCCAGATTGGCTTCTCGGGGGCGTTATCCGGGTTCAACCCAAACACAATCAGGTCGTTGATCTTCAGCGGATACCTGTCTGCATCGCTGAGGGTCGAGTCCAGCATGAACTGGAGGGCGAAGCCAGTCCTGCCATAGGACGCCTCCCGCTCCATCAGATCCAGCTCGGTGAACCGCTTTGGATCGGTCGGCTTGCCCGTGGTGCCCGTCTTGAGCATCGGGGCCAGCTTGTCCCCAAAGGCCGTCCTGAGGCGATCCTCGGGGTATCTGGCTGGCCAGATGCGGGTGATGTACCCCTTCTCGGCGAGACCGTGGTAGATGCTCTGCTCGGTCTGGGGCGTTCCTAGGTAGATGATCTCTCCACCCGGCTTGAGGACTGCCTCGAACTCAGCCGTGCTTGCCAGCAGCTTGTCCCGCATCACTGCGGTGGCTGAGTTGTTCAGGGACTCGACATCGTCGGCGATGATGAGATCACCACGGCTACCAGTGATCTGACTGGTGATTCCCTTGGAGACCACGCTCGGAGCCTGACTTGGCGGAGCAGGTCCCACATCGAAGGCGATCTTGCTGTTCCTCTGGTGGTCCCTCGGCTTCAGGTGCTGGCAGAAAGGAACCTCGTTGATCAACCTGAGGGTGAAGGTGCTGAAGTCATCCGCCCGCTGCTTCGAGGCAGACACCACCAGAACGTTCAAGGTGGGGTCATGCAGCAGCCGCCACACGACATAGGCACTGGTGAGCCAGCTCTTGCCCACCCCACGGAAGGCTTGGATGACTCGACGCCTAGGCCCCTTCTGTAGGTACTTGGCGATGTCCAGCTGCACGGGGGTCGGCTCAGGTAGCCCAAGGTGATCCCACGCAAGACACACGAAGTTGCGGAAGTCCTTGAGCTTGTCCTGAGCTTCGCTCATGCAGCCTCCTCCTCATCTGGATCGAAGGGCATGACCTTGGCGAGGTTCAACAGCGGTTCACTGGCCCTGACCGAAGCATCGATCCCATTGTCCTTGAGGAACTGACGGGCGACATTCAGGTCTGCGGCGTTGGCCTCCCCTGACTGGATTCTCTCCAGCAAGGCTCGGCCAACGCCCTCATGCAGAAGCTTCAGGATCTCGTCCATCATGCACCAAGGATCTCGGCCTTGCGCTGGGCCGTCAGGAGGTTCTGGCTGACCAAGTAGTCCATGCCAGCCACAGTGTTCGGATCGTTGGAGTAAATCTCCTGTGCGGCGGTGGCCAGCGTCAGGAACCGCCACGTCACGGGGTCGGTGTCCGAGGCCGCACGGATCGCCGTGAGCTCGGATTCGGTGAACCGCAGCAGGAACTGGTACGCGGTCCACGAACGCGGAGACGCGGGCGGGTTGAAGCGCGGCGTTGCATCAGCCGTGTAGAGCCAGCCAATCGCGCACTCCTCGTCAGGCAGGAGCTGGAAGCGGCGCTCGGTGTTGGGCTGATCTTCGTCCCGCTCGACCACCGCAGCAACTTTACCGTTGGAGATGTAGGCGTATCTGTAGCTCATCGGGTCACCGTGGAGAGGAGGCTCAAGTGATCGACCATCATGTAGCGGGTTGAAGTGAGGGTTTGCGTTTGAATCGCAACCATTGGGCTGTGCAGGCTCACGATGGTCATATCAACATAGTTGGGGCCAGCTGCGAGGGTGCTGTTGCTCAGGGAAGACTTGACCACATCATTGATCTTGCATGTGTAAGTGACATCCCCGCCACTAGCAGCAGTCGTGATCTCGAACTTAGTCCAAGCGGTGGTAACCGGAACATCGGTCAGAATGATCTTGTAGTTGGCGTAATCCTGTGCTGGACCCACTCCCCAACCACGGTACATAACCCGCCAATATGGAGTTCCCGACTCTGCGGCACACCAGAAGTAGACTCCATAGTCCAGAGCTCCGGGACCGAACTCCCCACCGTCATCCCACAGAAGGTCTTGTCTTGAGTTAAAACCTATTCCCGCTTGAAAGTAGTCAGTCGTTGTGGGGACACTTGGAAGTCGAACAACCGCAGTAAGTTTGTTTGAGCCGAGCGCCAAGCTGAAGACGCTGGACTGGTTCAAGGTGCTTCCATGTCCCCCAAGCATTGCCAAGCCTCCCGAAGTGGTTGTTACACCAAGTTCGAGATACCCACTCTTTGTCGAGTTTGCTCCGTAAGTCCGGTTGACAATAGAAGGATTTCGCACGAAGCCGTTGTTCCGCGTGTAGGCAGACCATCCACCGAGTCCAAAGCCTTCGGTCGAGGTGTACGACTGAGTTATCAGGGGGACCGTGCCATCGGATCCACCGCCACCACCAGCCGGGACCGCCCACGTTCCATCGCCCCGCAGGAAGGTGGTGTTGTTCGCTGTGCCAGTTCCGAGCTCGGCAGGAACGTGCTTGTGTCCAAGGCCGCCGACCGTTGAGCCATCCCCGAGGAGAAGCCGTTGAGTGTCGATGGCAAACAGGGGCTCACCTTGAGCTGGAGTAACCGACGAAAGGTCGGCAGCGTTGCCGCGTCGAATCTGAAGAGGCATGGTGTGTCCTTAGGGGATGACGTTGAAGTCGGCGTTGTAGCCCGTATCGAGTGTGAAATATCCGAAGTCTCGGTGAGTACCTGTCGGATTGGTGAAGGTTCCGTAGTCGAAGGAAGTAACAAGCCGGGTGGCCGTGAACGTGGTCAACAGGGTGTTGAAGTCCGACAGGTTCCGCAGCTCGTAGGTGTTGGTCACGCCGGGGGCAATGACATCGACGGCGAAGCCGACCTTGAAGCCGGGGTTGATCGTGATGGTGGCGCTTTGGTTCAGCGTGAAGTTCAGCACCGACCAAGCGCCGGGATTGATCCGGTAGTCATTGGGACTGAGACGGGAAGAGGTCGTTCGGTAGTAGACCGTGCCACCGCTACCCGAGGTCAGGACCAGCCGGACATCAATCGGTTGATCCGTACCCGTGATGCTTGGATGTGAGGTGTTGCTTTCGATGGGCGATCCATCGTCGTAGCTCATGTTCGTGGGGTTGAACACGACCGGGTCGGGGGTGAAGTCTCCTTCAGGAAGCGTGGCCTCTGGCTCAATCGTTCCGTTGGTCTTCACATCCGTCTTGAGCAGTGCGGGCCAGTTGGGCTCTGACGCACTCACCGTGAACTTGATGAAATTCATGCGGTGCTCCTCAGTAGGTGATCCACACGGCCACACCTGAACGGTTGGGATCGCTGTTGTGCGCCCTAGCAGTCAGCTTCAGCTTGATGTAGGGCGGAAAGGTGACGGAGTACGCCAGCGTCTGCTGTTGGCCGTTTCCTCCGTTGGTGAAGGAAATGCCAGTGATCAACGGTGAGTAGTTGATCCCATCGATGCTTCCCAAGATCTCACACGCCGCGGCGACATTGCCTTGGGCAAGCTGGGCCACGAACAGCAACCCAGAGTTGTTCACGTTGTTGAGATCGGAGTTCCAAGACAATGTGTCTCCGGTCTCAGGAGCAACCACAGCCGTTGCCGCATTGATGACGGTGATGTCATTAAATCGGGGGATCAGGAGTTTTGTCTGCATGGTTTCCTCAGAAGCAGAGGTTGGCTCCGCCCACAGTGACTCCCGAGGTGGCTCCGGGTGCGGTGGTGCAGACAAAGCGCATGTAGGGTGCAAGTGCCACGGTACGGAAGATCCCTCCGTTGGTCGTGGGTGTGGTGAGCACTCCTCCGGTTGCGGTGAAGGCCGTCACAGGAACAATGGGAGCCCAGTTCGTTCCATCGATGCTGCCTTCAAGACGGAATACGAGCTGAGTGATCGTGGCTCCCGGAATTCCAGACGCCGTCTGGTAGACGTGGAGAAGTCCCGTGTTGTTCGTGTTGCGGACTTCCGTGTTCTTCGTCTCGATGGCAACCGTGGGTCCATTCCCTACGGCTGTGACGTTGGTTGCAAGGGTGTATGCGATCATGTAAAGCCTTCAGGGAATGAGTTTGACGATGAATCCCGCGATTGCCGAGATGACCGCGGCTGCTCCAAGCATCCAAGCCCTGCTTTGCTCCAGCTCACGGATGCGTTTCTCCAGTGTCTTCAGTTCCTGCTCTTGAATCCGCAAGGAGGTCATCATGGCGTCCACCTTGCCCTCTAGGCGACCAAGCGCCAGCAGGATCTCCTCGTTCACGGGTCGTACCTCAGCGCCTTGATTGCATAGCGGAGACGGCTGTTGCCGCTGAGATTCGGAATGTTCGGGACATTGAAGTTGCCTCCCCCCGGATTTCCGAAAGTGGTGCCTACCACGGCAAACAGAGCCGAGTAGGTGATCTGGCTGTAGGCCGTTCCATCGCACAGGAGCCACCCCTTGGGCATGGATGCCGAAGTGAGAACCTGAACGGTCCCAATGGGAACCTGCTGGTCGTTGAATGCACCGACCGTCATCGCGGGATCAATGAGATTGAGCGGCATCAGGAGACCCTCTGAAGAAGGACGGGGAGCCAATCACCGGAACCAGCGGCACTGCTCGAACAGACTCCCCGGAACAACCAAGTGCCTACAAGAGGCGTGGTGCTTGTGTTGCTTGGTGCCGTTGCCGTTGAGTTGGCGAGGTACTGCAAGCTGTCCGTAGCGAGTCCGACATACGGATACAGCTGGACATTCCTGTTCCTGTAGGCAATCGATACGTTGCCCAGAGAAGTGGTGAACTGAAGCGCAGTTCCAGTGATGTGGGCGATGATCGTCGTTCCGATGGCAAAGTCGGTGAGATCCGCATCAGCAGAGGAACTGACCGTGGCCGTGATCTTGGAATCGACGTATCCCTTCGTGGCCGCATCGCGGGCATTCGTCGGGTTGCGGAGGTTGACCGCGGTGTATCCGTCATTTCCAGTGGTGCTCTGGAAGCTCACATCCGTGGTGGGAGTTCCCACAGGAATGCTGGAGACGTTGGCAAGCGTCAGGGCCCCCGAAGGGGCGATGTTCATGTAGCGGTTCTGAGCGCCAGATGCGGCAAAGACGCCCGGAGCCGTGGTGCCACGCTGCAACTTGTCGTATGTGATGGAGTCGCTTGCGATCTTGCTGCCAGTGACGGCACCAGTTCCGATCTTGGCCTCGCTGACCGCTAGCTGGCCGATCTTGTTGGTGGTCACTGCCTCGTTGCCGATCTTTGCCTCGACCACCTGAAGGTCTTGGATGTTGGCCGAAAGGATCGAGTTGGCCCCGAGCTTTCCAGAGATCACCGATCCCGCCTGAATAGCCGCCGAGTCCACCGAGTTGTCTGCCAGCTTCTCGGCAGTGACCGCATTGGCGGCCAGCTTGACCGTGGTGACGGAGCCGTCCTGAAGGTAGGCGGAGGTGATGGAGTTCACCGCAATGACATCGAGAGCCGCCCGTGCGACTCCGAAGTTCCGCACCCTGATGCCGACACCGTTTCCGGGAGCGCCATTCAGGAACGTCAGCTTGGAGGCTGTGATCGAGTAGTCGGGATCCAGACCGCTCGGGCGCTGGAGAACACCTCCCACCTCCACGATGAACATGTTCGGATCGGTGGCGTTTGCCTCTGGATTGAACGTGAACTCGGTTGCAGAGCCGTTTCCGGTGAATTCCCAAGCCTGAGGAAGGGTGATCGGGGCTCCGTAAAGCGCCACGGCATCGAGCTGCGCCTTGGTGACGAAGTCTCCTTGGTCGAGCCCAGCGGCACCGTTGGTGATGCGCTTCTGCTGGGCGTCCCAGTTCAGGCCGTCAGCGGTCTTTCCAAGTGCACCGCTGCCCGTGTCGTTGGCCTCCTGCACGATGTGGAGCAAGCCCTTGAATCCCTTGTCGAGATCCGTGGCCGTCAGGACGGAACCATCGGTGAAGTCGATGATGTTCGAGGCGAATCCAGCACTGGTGCTCGGAGTCTCCCGTGCGATCTTCACCGTGGCTCCGTTGGCTGGAGCGGTGTTGAAGATGACGTTCTCGTTGCCTCCGCTGACGTTGATCGTGTAGTTGTTGGTTGCAACTAGGGCGTTGTCAACGTAGACCTTGATGTAGCCAGTGCTGAGGTAGTCATCGATCCCCGCAAACGAGAAGGTCGTGGTTGACCCGTTTCCGGTGAATGTGACGTAGCTGTTTGGCATGGTTTAGAGCTCCTTAGATTCACGGCTTCCTAGGCTGCTGCTTGGCAAGCTCGAATTGCTCCGCGATCTCCGATTCCGCGATGTCGAAGAACTGCTTGAGACCGGGCATGGTGGACGCTGGGATGAGCATTCGGGCCTTGTGCAGGGTGCCCTTGGTGATCTCCCGTTCGCGTTCCTCGACGCCGAGGGCCCGAGCCACAGTAGCGCCATAGATGTCCCGTCCGACCTCGTAGCTCTTTGAGATGAAGCTCTGGGCGGGGAACGAGTACCACTGAAGACCGCTGTACCTGTAGGGGGACATGAGGGGATCGTCGCTGATGAACGTGTTCCAAGTCGCATCCACAGCCATGATCGGAAGGAAGAACTCGCTGGGTCCAGTGAAAGACCCCTTGACGAAACCCTTGACTCCCAAGAAGTCGTTCTTGATCCGCTCCGATTCGGTGTAGTTGCCGTTGGACAGCGCCGACTCGTAGTTCATGTACTGACGGGCATACTGGATCAGGCCGCCGAAGACCATGGTCGCGGCGATCTCCTTGGTCACGTTCATGGTGCCGCCACGACGAGCCCTAGACAGGTTCTGGAGCATGAAGTTGTCCACGCCCTTCAGGTTGAAGGTGCGGAACTGGGTCATGAGGCGTCCGAAGAAGCTGAAGGCCCACCGTCCGAAGTCTCCGCGTGTCGGGATGTCCTGAACACGGGTTCTCACGAAGCGGTCGATGAAGACCCGCAGGTTGTCGAACTCTGGTCCATGCATGTTGCGGATGTCGATCACCCGTTCAGCGCCTCCACGCATATGGGTGACCGCATTGGCTCCGAGCCACTGGATCATCTGCTCGTACTGGGCGGGCTCCAGACCAAGGGTGCGGATGGTCGGATCATCCAGACGGGTTGCGGTGTTCCTAGCCACGTCGAACAGGTGCTGGATGCTTGCCGCTGCGGCCAGATGCTGCGTGAACGAGGTCACAGGCGACAGCAGGGTGAAATCCGAAAAGAAATTCGAGACGCTGTTCAATCCGTTGATGAATGGATTCGGAGCTTCTCCGCGGATCTGGTTCTCGATGTCGTAGAACAAGGCCCGCCGCAGACGGTCGGTTGACGGATGGAATGACTGATCGACCATCATGGAGAAGTTGCGGGGACCTTCATCCATGCTCTGCCAGTTCTCCACCATCTCTCGGATGATCGGCATCTGCTTCAGCGTGGACTTCATTCCCAGAGTGCCGACGATTCGGGAAGTCTCCGTGGTGGCCGCCAGAGCGAACGCTCCGCCAGTCGCCATGTACGACAGCGGCAGCATCACGCTGAGGACCTGATCTCCGAACCGGGACAGAGCACCGAGTTCGCTGTTGGACCTGTGCAGAGGCTCGTACCGAAGGGCGGAGACGATCTCCCGCATGGATCCGAGCGTTCCCGCATCCATCTGCCCACCCATGCCGTGGACCTGAGTTCCGATGCGGTTCGCCGTGTCGAAGTACTCGTCAAAGGTGTTGAATGCCGGAATCGGGTTTCCGTTTGGTCCGGTGATTCCGTAGTGCCCCAGCTGCGCATGAAGCTCATCCAGCATTCGCCGCTCATTGACCGCTCCCATGACCGAGGTCAGGTAACGCTTCATGATCAGCGGAACATCATCGGCGATGAGGTCGGAGAAGCGCAGCTCGGTGCGGCCCAGACCAAGGAAGTCCTGAGCTCCCGCCAGAGTGGCCTGTTCGTTCAGGATGATCCTCGGGCGACCGTAGGGCGTCCTAGAGGCTCCTGCGGGCCTGAGGGCATCTAGGATGTCCTCAAGGGCGTCTGCCAGCTCCTGATCGATGTCGAGCAGCGGGGCGTTGTCCGAACGGGTGGCCAGTGAGATCAGACGCTCGGCAAGGACACGGGCAGCCGCAGGGACATCCGCAAGCTGGACCATGGTTCCGTCATCCAGCATCAGCTGGCGGGTTCCCGTGGGACCTCCGAGAGCCTGTTCCATCAGCTGGATAAGGGCGGTGCGTCCATCGGGAGTACGGGCCAGCTGCTCGATCCTGCCCCAGCGGTACATGCGGCTCAGGTAGTTGAGGTTCGCTCCCTGCTGGAATCCACGGACGTTCGCATTCGCCGCAAGGGTGTGGACATCGTTCAGGATCTGCCGCATCGACCTTGCAGCCTCGTTGACCACAGGACTGGGGTCGTTGAAGGCTCCGCTGCGGATCTGTGCGGCAAGGGCCTCGTTGAAGGTCCTGCGCGTCTCCCTTCTTCCACGCCCGAAGCCAGCCCTGAGTCCGTCCATCAGTCCGATGCGGTCTGTGGGAGCCCTGTTCAGGGCGTAGCGTGTATATGCATTCCGATATGTCAGGATTGAGCGGGACAGAAGCCCGACCATCTCGTAGGTGCCGAGCTCGAAGATCGTCTGGCCCTGAGCGACCATGGTCCCGTCAGGGGTGTTCATCGCCCTTCTGGAGTTGTATCCAGTGAAGCCAAAGAGACGCACCAGAGGGTTGTTGTGTCGCAGGATATTGGCCGCCTGATTGAACAGCTGCTGGACTCCTCCCAGCGTGTCAGGCCCGGTCAGGTGCGGGATCTCACGCTGCATCTGCGTGGCTCCAGCCACCGTTCCCTGAGGGTTCACGGGAGGAGGAGTTGTTCCAGCGGCTGCTCCAGCTGCACGGAGTCCCACACCGCCTCCACCGCTTCCGCCTACGGCAACCGCTCCGGGAAGCTGGAAGTTGGCGACGGTCTGGCGCAGGTAGTTCGGCACATAGATCTGGTTCGTCACCAGAGGAGTGCGCCTGTTGATGATCGTTGCCAGCTGTGCGATTCGAGCCTTGCTGTCGAGCATCCGCGCACCACGGGAGTTCGTCCGCATCGGAGGATTCTGCATCAGCTGACGCAGATCCTCGATGACGTTCTCGAACTCCTCGCGGGTCAGGTTTCCACCACGGCGGCGGATCTCCTGCATAGTCTGGAGGATCAGCGAGGTGTCTCCTCCTCCGCTGGCCCTGCGCAGGGCTTCGGCTGCATCGTCTCCCTGCTCGAAGATGTCCCAAAGTCCGTTGATGAACTCCTCGCGCTGCACCAGTTCATCGAAGTCGGCGGAAAGATTCTGGACGCGGAACTGGTTGCCCAGTCGGCGGGTCTCATCGATGCGGGCCATGACGGCAGGATCAATGAGGTTTCGCACCTGAGTCCACACATGGCTTTGCAGGGCTTCTCCCCGCAGGTTCAGACGCCGAGCCTCGAACAGCACACGGGCCACTTGCTGGGTCAAGGCCGCATCGACCATTCCTCCACGGCGCTCGATCTCAGCCACGATTCCGAGGATGTTCGACTGGATGCCCTCGACCGCATAGCGGAAACGCTCGTTCGCCGTGCGGAAGATCGGAGTGCGTGGAGGGGTGAAGACCTCGTCTCCGTTGTCCAGCACTCGACGGTTCCATCCACGGGTCTCCATCATGCTGCGTACTGCCTGAGCTTCCGCTGCATCGGCATTGCTCCGCAGCATGACCGAGCGGACGGATCTGTTCAGGTTGGACCACGATCCGCCGTACTGGAAGTTGAACAGTCCGCGGGCTTCATCTGCCTGAGCCGAAGGACCAGTCAGCGCCCGTCCGTACATCCTCGTGGCGTCGAACTCGATTTCGATTGCATCGTCCAGCCCCTGACCGCCTACTCCTTCTGCGATGGGGTCGGGAGTGATGCGGCGGGTCAGCATCGGCACTTGATTGCCATTCGCATCAGCCACCTGAAGGAATGCCTGAGGAGACCTTCGGGTGTTCGACATGACGATGCCAGCGGGGCGGAAGCCTCGGACATCGTCGGGAACCCCAGAGGTGTTCCTGAGGGCCTGTACCTCGCGGGCGAACTCGTCGGGAACAGGAGTCCGCTCGGTGCGGTTCAGGATGGTCCGCAGGAACGCAGATCCTCCCTGAGTGAACGAGGACTCGCCGTGGTTCGCAGGACGGAACATTCCCCTCAGGGTTTGCACACCGATGTCTGCGGCGGCCTGAGGAGCTGCCGTGGCTCCTCCGGGCGTCTGGGAGCCCTGAAGCATGGGAAGACCCATGGTCTGGGTGTTCGGCACGAACTCGGTCCTGTTGACGGAGTAGACGGTCCACGCCTCGTTAGCGATCTCCGTGACTGTCTCCCCTACTGGAGCGACATCGTCTCCGATGAGCCGTGCATCAGCCGCAGAGGTGCTGGCGAACGGAAACGCAGATCTCATGGAGATCGTGCTTTCTCCCATCCTAGCCCGCTGCACATACCTGTTCGCCGTGGTCTCGATGAGTCCGGTTGCGTATCCACGCCCAGCCCATCCTCCCAGTGCGAACCCGATTGTTCCCGAGAAGACCGCATCGCCAGCGATGGTCTGGAAATCGGGATCGTATGTCGGATCAAGCCCGTACTTGGCGATCTTGATCGCCGTCTCCTCAGCGACTCCGAGAGCCGCATACCGCCCCATGTTTCCGAAGGTGCTGATGGTTGCCGCTGCTTCCGCAGCTTCGGTAGCGATGTTGACCTGACGCCCCCAGAAAGGCACTGCCGCACGGGTTCCGATCTGGGTTCCCTGAGCGATGAACTGAGCCCTAGTTCCCGTTGCGGCGAAAGCAAGGGGTTCCAGTGCAAGCGATGTGGTGATCAGGGCGAGAGCGTCCGTGGCAAAGCCAATCGTGGCTCCGGTCATGTTTCCCATCGCCGCGAACTCGGGCGAGTAGATCTTGGTGCGGAACAGCCGCTCCTGATATTCACCGTAGCTGTCGGCTCCGAGGATGTACGACCACTGCGATGGAGGGATGGTGGAGAGATCCTCCGCGATGCCCTCGATGTTGTTCTTGTTGAAGTGCTGCCATGGACCGACCGCTTCGGCGATTCCTCCTCCGACAGTCGAGGGATACGGCTGCTTGTCCCCGAAGTTGAGTGGAGTGGCGAATGCCTTGTCCCCGTCACGGGCCTCCAGAAAGCTGGAGAGCTCCATGCCGAGGCTCATGCCCGCCTTGCCGATGAACGAGGCACCGAAGCCCGTCATGGTCGGGCCTAGCCAGCCAGCGAAAGCCTTGGTCTCGGCGTCGAAGTTCCTGAACGGATCCTTGCCAAGCTCAAGCTCAAGGATCTCCGTCTGCGTCATCCTGTCGATTGCGTCCTCGCGGGCAATCAGATCAGGATCGAAGAATGCGCGTGGTTGGATCGTTGTCATCGAGTTCCTCCGCGGGGAGAGTTTCGAGCTCTCCATTCAGCCGCCTCTCGCATACCTGCACGGGCAGCTTCAATGGCGTCATCTCTCTCCTTTTCCTTCTTTAGTCTCTCTTCGCGAAGACGCTGGCGTTCCTTGGCTGCCTCCAATTTGGAACTTCTCTTTGACCTCTCCAATTCAGCCCTTTCCACCTCACGCCGGATCTGCATACGCCTGATGATGTCCTGACGCTCCTCAGGCTTCGTCATGCCTCCAAGCGTGTAGTATTTCTGGTTGATCGAATTGCCTTGGGGAGTACGCAATGCGAAGACTGGCTCACCTCTCTGATCCCGCCCGACGATGACAAAGGTGGCGTTGACTCCCGGAGATTCCCTGTCAATGAACTCTGCAATGTAGAAGGTATCGACGTTGTACTTCTTCATGTCCTTCTGGGGGAGAACGCCACCGTTGTAGAAAGTCAGGTCATTCAGGGAATCGTTGGCGATCTCGATGGCTCTTCCGTGATCCTTGGTGTCGTTCAAAGCCGTCATGTAGGCTTCAGCGTAGTAGCTGTGAATGACCCCTTCTGAATCAGGGTTCAATTCAGGAACGGTCCATCCGAATAGATCGAAGTTCTCGAAGAACGAGCCTAGGGCGGACTGGTTTTCCAGCCACTCCTCAATATTCGCTGACATGGCGATCCGCAGCTCTTCAGCCTGTGTCCCGTTGGAAGCGATGTCCGTCAAGGCAAGTGCGGGGAGGTTCAGGCTTGCCGCCTGTGCCGCATCCCTTACCGCCTCGCCAATTGGCATCCCTCCGATCATCTTCCCGCGAACCGACTGTAGGAAGGTCTCCATTCGCTGCTTGCCGACACCGCTTCCAAGAAGGGCCTCTGTCGGGAACTGGCCTCCAGTGGAGTAGTTGTAGGCGTAGATCAAGTCCGCGAGACGGGCATCTACTCCACGCTCCACATCGTAGGTGATTGCGTTGAGGGCCACCCTGCGGTAATCCGCCAGCAGTTCCGGACTGTCGAAGTGAATGCCAGCGTTGATGCGGTTGAGGTTGTACTCGCCACGGAACTTCGCCTTCACGGCAGCGACTTCATCGGAGTCGTTCGCCTCGGGATACAGGCTGGTGATCGTCGGGGCATTTCGTTCTCCCCTGTTTCGGGCAGCCTCAGCCAGCTCCTTGTTCACTTCCGCGATGAATGTAGGAACCATTCCCTGAACCGCCGCATCTACCCTAGCCATCATCTTGCGGACAACGGCCTTGCCCTTCTCGCTGTCGAGAGGGATGTTGAGGCGCACCAGTTCGGCGTTGAAGTTCTGGCGAAGGGCCGCGAAATCCTTGACCGGATTGGGATCCCTTGCGAGACCTTCGGAAAACCTGCGGGAAAGAGTGTTCATGGATGCGGCGTCTATGAACGAAGCGCCTTCCTTGCGGGCCTTGTTCCAAGACTCGACGTACTGACTGAGAAGCTTGTTCTCCTCCTCGACGCCAAGGGTGTCCATGCCCTTCATCAGGGTGCGGAAGCTCTCGAAGTCGGGCCCCATCACCGCGTCTTCTCCACGGGTCGCCACCGTGTTGTAGACCTCATCGAACTGCGTCTTGATGAACGTCTCGATCACGGCGGTCTGCTGGGACTTGCGGATCTCGAACCTGTTCTTGGAGATCTCTGCGCGGGCATCCGCAAGCATCAGGCGGACATCCTCGGTCTCGGCCAGAGGGCCAGTGCCCGCCTGAAGACCGTTCAGGATCTCCTCGGCCTCGTAGGTCATCCCGCTGCCCTTCATCAGCTCGATGAGATGCGAGGCAACGGCGATGTTGGCCACGCGGGGGAGACCCATGTTCTTCCCCATCTCATCGAGATACGCCTGAAGATTCGGGATTTGCTCGTCATCCATCGTGCTGAAGAACGGACTTTTACCCTGCTTCACCCTTTCTTCTGCATGGGAGAAAATCAACTCTCTGTCCTTAGCCGGAAGGGAGTTGAGAAGTTCGTTTGCAGTCTTATCAGGATCGGCAAAGACAATTGCTTCCCGAGCTTCAATGCTCAATCCGGGGACAAGCATGGGAATATCCATTTCTCGTCCTTCGATTTCTGTGCCTATGGACATCTCGGTTATCCCGCTTCCGTCTAGACCGAAAAGAGTCCCGTAGTATCCGACATCCTTGTACGACCCATCGGGCCTTCTTCCGAATCTCTGACTCTTCCCGACCGCGGAAATCACTTCATCCACCTTCAGCTTGAGGGAATCAATGATCCTCGACTGACGGTACTTTCCGACAGACTCCGAGTGCTTGGCGCTGGCCGAGAGCAGGAAGGGATTGAACTCCTTGTAGAAGGATCGGCTCAGGTACTGGGCGGTGCCGAACTCAGATGACTTCTGCTGCGCGAAGGATGCGGCGAGGGCGTCGAAGTACTCATGGTCCTTCAGCAGCTCGGGGTTGTTGGTCACGTCCTGCTGGTACTTGCGCTCGAACTCGGCTCGGGCCCTCGCAGCCTCGATGACTCCAGAAGCCTCCTGAGCTCCGACCGCAAGCCAAGGATTCTCGGAAGGCTTGATCCGCCCGCTCCGAACCAGATCGGCGTAGGTCTTCCTGCTGGAGTTGACCATGTCCTGACCAGCATTGAACTCCTCTTGGTTCTGCTCGGTCTTGATCGTGCTGGCCACCTTGACCATCGACTCGCTGAGGTCTGCGAAGGCATTGGCGAAGGCATAGGTCTCCCTGATGGCCTGTTCGTCAAGCGGCGTGACGGTCTTCTCCGCAGCGATGGGCTGGACGAAGTTGGACACAGGCTGCGCGTATGTCCCGAGTTGTGGACGCTTCGCCATTATGGATTACCTCCTGCAAGATTCCCAAGGTTGGAGTTCCAACCCTGAAGCATCCCAGCCGTTCCTGTTCCAGAACTCGCTCCGGAAACCTGACCCGGATTCGGGTTCGTGAATGCGGAGTACGAAGCAAGACCTGCGTTGAGTCCGGTCGTTGCCGCGTTGACCGCGATGAGTCCGTAGTTGACCTGAGCGGGAGGCGGCAGCGGAGACGGGTAGCCGGAGTTGATGATGCTCTGGCCCCGGCTATAGATGGCCTGTGCCTCCCGGTTGATCTGCGCCGTGTAGTTCGTGATGTTCCGTGCGGCAGCGGACTCGAAGTCCATAACGTCACGCTCGAACTGCTGGTGTGCCAGCTCAACGGTGCGTCCCTCGATACCCATCTCCGCCTGTGCGGCACGGAAGGATGCTGAGGATTGCCGAGCGTCGCGGGTGATGTTCTGGAGCTCCTGCTTCTGCTGGTCGATGACCTGTAGCCGCTGGGCTACAAGCGCGTCCACCTGAAGGCCGATGTCCCGCTGGACCGACTCCACCGTCTGCTCGAACTGCTTGTCCTGAGCCTCGCCCATTGCCCTTCTGTACCTGTTCTGCTGTTTCGCGGCACTGGACTGGGCTCCAGCCTGTGCAGCCATTGACGCAGCAAATGTGCTGAGGCCGATTGCGACTGGGTTACACATGGGGGATCCTCACGAACTGGTAGAAGAGCCGATGCTCCGCTCCGTGGTTTGGCAGTTCCTGTATGAAGGTGAAGCCCAGCCACTGAAGCCACTTGATGTGGGCCGTGTTGCGGGCGTCGATGGAGTTGCACAGTACGGGATACTTGGACTGGAAGTGATCGACCCAGTCCTTCGACTTCCTTAGAAAATCGATCCTGTGTCGGGCGATGACATCGCTTCCAAGAAGCCAGATCACGCCGACCGATGGATTGTCCGTTGGACAGACGCCGAAGATGGCGATGGGTTCTCCATCCACCAACGCGGTGTACGCCTGTTCCGATGACTCGATCCCATCCAGAAGGACGAGATACGGATGCTTTCCCGATGCCGCCTTGATCTCGTCCTTGTCCGCTTCGCGCAGACGGGGAGCCAGAGACTCCGCATCGTCCTGAACAGTCGGCCTGACCTCGATCATCCGAACCTCTGCGCTCTGTCGGTGTATTCGGCCTCGACTTCGGCGCTCAGGAGCTTGCATGGCAAGGCAGTGTCGTTCACGATGGTGATGGTCGTGGTCGTGTTCCGCCCGTAGATGGGAAGCCTGAAGGTGCCTCGGTTCAGGTAGATCTGGTTCAGGATGTTCGATCCGACGATCAGGCCCGAGTAGTCGTACTGGTACGCCGTCTCCGTGTCCGCTGCGACCTTGACCCTGAAGAAGGAGGTGTCCTCGTAGAGCAGAGAGAGGTTCCTGAGCTGGTAGCGTCCGCTCTGGAGTGCAGCCTCGCCCTGTCCGCTTCGGCCAGCCCTTCCCTGAAGCCAGATCTGCGAGAACTGGTACTTCATCTCGTACTTCAGGCCGACCCACACCTCCGCGGTCGAGTAGTCCCCACGAACCGAGATGGTTCCAGCGGTGTCGGACCCGAGGTTGTACGAGGTTCCAGACACGACCGTCAGGGCCGCTCCGTTGGGCGTATAGACCGCGCTGAGGCCGGGGATGTACGAGTAGGGCTTCTCTAGGGTCCAAGTCGTGAGGCCCGTATTGGCATCGTAGGAGCCCGAATCGGCAAATGCCTTCTGATCCAGATGCACCAGCCAGTTGGAGTCCTTGACCGTGGGCGCATCGTTCAGCGCGGTACCCAGAGGCATCTTCTCCAGCACGGGGATCTTGTTGTTGGTTCTGAGAACTAGAACATAAAGTTCCATGTCCACGAACTCGGCCCAGACGATCTCCGCAAATCCCCCTGTAGCGATGTCGGGGAACATGTACTTGAACCAAGCGGACTGGACCAGATTGTCCCCGCTCTTCAGGTACTTGTACATGTACAGCGTCCCGTCACTGACAACGGCGGCCATGTCATCCTGAGTCGTGGCAGTGGTGTGGACGGGCTTGCCGACGATGTAGCTGGGAACCACCTCGGTCGCCGTGGTGACCACATAGGAGCCGTCGATGTTCGGCTGCGGGATCATCTCCCTGACGCCAGCGAAGCCTCCTCCGCGGTTGTACGGGAAGAAGACGGACAGGCCCGAGGAGACGGGCTGGATGTCCGAGTAGTTCTCGTAGTCACCGACAGGCAGCAGAGCCACCGACTTCGGGCTGAGGATCTCCCCTCCACGCAGGACTAGCTGGCTGCTGTCGGTGAACAGGATCAGTTCGGTGTTGAACACCGTTCCAGACTTCAGCTTGCCGATCTTCGGACTGCTGGACGCGACATCGATGGGATCGGAGTCTGGCAGGTCGAGGACCGTGGTCCTCCAGAAGTTGAAGAACTCGGAGGTCTCGCTGAGGATGATGTTCTCATCGCTCAGGAAGCCAAGTCGGTTCTTGAACAGGACGATGTTGTTGATCTCGACCCCGACGAAGGAGGGATCGCTGTTCGTGTTGACATCCCCGACGAGGCGGTCGGCCCACTTGTACCCGCTGTAGTCTGCTCCAGCCGGAGCTGTGGGGGAAGCGGGAGTGATGCCATCGGCCCTCTTGAACAGGAAGGAGCCATCGGACTGCCTGATCAGGATGTGGGGCATCGTCGCGAAGTCGTAGAGGTACTTCGTGTTCGGCGCGATGGTCTCGGCCCAGACGCCTCTGGCGAAGCTCTGAGCTCCCTCCGTCTGGAACTTCACGAAGTAGTCATCGATCTCGCTCTCGGGAGCCCCGAGTACCTTGACGATGTAGTTGTTCGGGGCCGTGGATGGCAGGTCCTCGAAACGCTGGACCTTGTCCCTGATCAGGACCATCGCCTGACCGCCATAGTCATCCTCTACGGTGATGTTGAAGTCTTGGTTTCTGGTGATGTAGACAACGCTGTCCGTAGCCGTGGCCGCATAAGCAACCCCAACGCCATTACCGTTCAGATCCGCAGCAAGGTCGGTCGCCACATGATCTGTTCCCGGAGCTCCCGAAGTCGCCTTGTGAGTGGCCACCAGAGGATTGGAACCATTGGCATCGGTTACGGTGATCGTGAAATCACGGTCTGCCGCGCTCTGCTTGATGTAGACAAGAGCCACCCGTGCATAGTTCACTGCTGTCGTGACTGAGGCGGAGAGTGCGGGTTTCTTTGAAGTGTTGACCACGAAGGTCACATCTGCAACCGTTAGGGCCTTCAGCGATGCACGGGTGGCGTTTACGAGGTAGTCCTGCGAATTAGCTCCGTAGTGGACGGTCTTCTTGGTTCCGTCCAGACCGTAGACCTCGATCCGGCAGTCCGCCGCAGTCGCCGCGGGGCGGATGAAGACGAAGAACTTCTCCGTCGAGTCCCTGACGATCAGGTGTGGCTTGACGTTGGTCGAGCTGATGGCCGTGTACAGGGTGTTGGATGCGTTTCGGATCTCGGCGACCTTGGAGGTCGGGGAACGCTTCACAAGGCCCTCGATGGGGCTGGGGAAGGCGTTCACCATGTCCTCGCACTGGTTCACACTCCTGATCGCCGGAGCCTGTTGACTGACTCCTCCGATGAGGTTCGGGATCGACTGGGTGATCAGGGGCATCAGATCGTCCTGTACGAGGAGTTGCGGTTGACCACGCTGGCCACGCTGTACTCATCGAAGATGCTGTGGTCCGCGGTGTCGTTCTCGTACTCCCTCATGCGGGCGAGGGCCAGCATCTCGTCCTGCCCGGTGAACATGTGGTGCTTCTCGGAGCCGACCATCCGGTCGCCGAAGATGCGCGAGGCGCGGATCATGACGTACCTGCGGGCCTGTTCTGGCATGTCCTCGAAATCCAGCATCACCACCCGGCTCACGACGAGAGATGAGGTGAAGACGGAGGAGTTGGTCACGCGGTCGTACAGCATGTTCCCGCGAAGGGTGATGTCCAGATCCGTGTACCGCGATGGATCCGTGTCCACGCGGGAGACATTGTCGGAGACGAGGATGTTCCCGTTGGTGTCGGGGGCCAGCGTGACGTTGTTCTCGGTGTTGAAGTGCCAGCCATACGACTGCACCTCCCTGCTGACCTCGTCAAGGATCTGCTCGGCGATGTTGCTGTCTGCCCGCTGTGAGTTCAGTGTGTTGATCGGGGGTTCCCCGATTGCCGACAGCATCGTGTTGATCGCTTGGAGCTTCGTTGTCTTGGCCAGCATTTGAACCTCGGTAAATGGGCGGTGAGCTCCTTGAGGAACCCACCGCCCTTGTGTTGTGTGTCAGCCTTCCGGCTGGTCAGGATCACGCTGCGTCGATGAACTCGTAGCAGCACTCCTCGCGGAGGATGCCGTGACCCATCGCGTACTTGGCCAGCATGAGCGTACCGAGACGCTCCATGACGTACTCGCTCTCGACCGAGAGGTCCATCAGCTTCACCGTGCCGACCGCGTCGGTCTGGAAGGCGATGCCCTTGGTCAGGGAGTAGTTGAGGCCCGAGTAGCCAGTGTTAGCGCCCGAGAGGTCGTTCTTGATTCCCGCAGCGCCGTGGAGAGGAGACTCAGTCGAGGACTCGTCAGCAGTCGGGATGTGGTTCGACTTCAGGATGCGGATGCCAGCGACCTCGGCCACCATGCCCCGCGAGAGGCTGCCGTCACCGCCGTAGTCCTTGTTGATCGCAACGCCGATCTTCGTGCCATCGCCAGTGATGAGCTTGTAGTACATCTCGGGCGTGAAGATCGCATAGCGACCGTCCATGGGGACGTTCTTCTCGTCCATGAGCTGCGCGACCTTGTAGATCGCCATGACCAGCTCCTCAGCGGTGATGGTCGCGTCTCCACCGGAGACATCGACCTGAGAGCCGAGGTACTGGGTCGAAACACCAGAGGCGACACCGTAGCGGTCGGTGGTCTTGCGGGCACCAGCGATGACCGTGCGGATCAGGTTCTTGTCGGCGGCGTAGGCGAGGGCACGACCGATCTCACGCGAGTAGGTCGAGCGCACGTCATAGTGGTTCTTCATCTCATCGATGTCGGCCACGAAGACGGAGCTGAGGAGAACGTCATCGATGTAGATGAGCTTCTCGTTGTGCTTGAACCGCTGGAGGTACTTGCTGGTCGTGCCACCGTCGAAGGCAACGGTCATGTTCGCAGCCGTGCTGTTTGCGGAAGTGGTGCTGCCGTAGCCCGTGGTCGCACCCGTGCTGAGGACCGACTCACCGGGGGTGTGGTAGGCCGCTCCGGCAACGCCAGTGACCGCGAAGGTCGCGACCTTGCCGCTGCTGATGGTGCGGGTCTTCGTGAGGGGAAGCATGAGGTTCGCTTCCTCGAAGCTGGCGATGATCTCGCCGCTGAAGACCTTGAGGAACAGGTTGTCTGCGTCACCAGCCAGATTGACCTGACCGAGACGGGATGGGGTTGACTGAATTGCCATTGCTTGAGTTTCCTAGAGAGAGAGTTGCGTGTACAAGTCTTGACCTGTAGGCGCTACTCTTGAGGTTATCCCACGCATGGGGCCACAACTCGCCACCCGTTCCACCCGTCAAGAAGATGGAACTTCCTTAGACTCATCTTCATCCACGAAGCGGGGAGGTACGCAGTACCAGCCCTCTGGGATGGTGACTTGGTTGTCACTCAGGGTCCACTCGCCGTTGATCAGCAGGTAGACCTTGGCCTTCACGTTGGGTCCCATCCTGATCGGGCTTGCCTCCGGAATGAACACGGCTCTGCTGCACCCACTGGCGGATCCGAGAGCCAGCACGGCGCAGAAGAACAGGATCACGGTCAGCAGAAATCGCAGTACGGGTGAACTGGTAAGCCCTGACCAGAGACTCCAGAATCCCGATGATGATCGACTTGACGAACCCATTCACTTCGCCCCGGCCTCTTCGCTGGAGACGTTGTTGTCCCGTGCGAGGATCAGGCCGATGCCAGCCATGATCGCACTGGCGGTCACGGCCACATCGAGCGTGGTATTCGGGTCGTTGTCGAAGAGTGCGGTGAGAGCTGCGCCGACTGCGGTCAGGATCGCGGCAACTCCGGTAACGGTGGTCTTCCAAGACTTCATCTGTGCTCCTTAGCGAGAGGTGGTGTTCATGACGTTGCTGTTCTTGAGACGGTTCTCGACATCGCGGCGGTAGGCGGGATCCTTGGTGTAGCGGGGATCGCGCATGGCGGCGGTGACCTCCGCGATGCTCCGGAACGCCCCGCCAGAGGGACCAGAGGTGTCTCCCTGAACGAGCTTGGACGGCTGGCCGTTCATCTGGATGTAGCGGGCCTGAAGACCCTTGACGGCCATCTGGCGGGCTCCCTGAGTGCCTGACTCCATGATCTCGTTGAATGAGTCGATCTCGGCCTCATCGAGGTTCTCCGAGGCCCACTCCATCATGCCTCCGTACTGCTCCTCGCCACCGACCAGAGAGTAGATCTGCTGGGTCTGCTTCTCGGAGATGGCCGAGATGCCCTCAAGGTAGTTGTTGACCACGCTCTCGGGAATGCCCATGGCGGCCAGCTTCTGGACGCTCTCCGCAGAGAGCTCTCCAGTCTCCTCGTACTCCTTGGCGAAGGCGTCGAGAGTCAAGTTCCCCTGAGGACCAGCGTCAGCCTTCGGGATGGCCGTTGTCGGCTTCTCGGAGGGGGTTGAGAAACGCTTCTCCAGTTCGGAGTATGCCTTGGCAAGATCCTCAGGGGACTTGAACTTCTCGGGAAGCCACTGGGGACGCTCCTCGGGTGCCGGAGTGTCCACGGTTTCCGCGTTCTGGTCGGCGATGGCCTTCTGCATGGCCTCGTCAACGGGTGCTTCCTTGGTGATCGTGATCGACTGATGGGTGCTCATTGCTGGTTCTTCATGTTGGCCTCAAGCAGACTCGTTCCGCTGCTGAGGGCTTGGTTTCCATGCTGCGCGAGTAGCTGCATCTGCATGGCTTGCTGCTGCTCCATCTGGAGCTGCTCTTCGGACTTTACCAGTCCCGCCGTCTCGATGCCCAGTGCAGCGGCTCGGCGGTTCAGGTATTCGCGGACATCGATGTACTGCTGGAGCATCTGTGGTCCAAGCAGCTGACCGATGCCCTGTAGGTAGACATCGAGGCGGTTCAGGTCGTTACCTCGGCCAAGTGCGTCGATTCCCGTGACAATCGTGGGAGTGACGAAGTCCTTCGGGAGCTTCGGCATCCGCTTGCTCTTGGTCAGGCGGTCGATGATGCGGGCAACCAGAGGAAGCTGGAACTCCTGCGAGAGGATGGAGTAGATGCCTCCCAGCTGGCGCTCGATGCTCTGGGTGACCAGACGGACCTCCTCCGCGGTGACCCGTTCGGCGTTGCGGATGGTCGCCTCGGTCAGCAGGAAGGCGTAGCTCAGGCGCTCGTTGATGGTGTTCATCGTCTGCATGGCCACCATCAGATCCCCGCCCTTGTTGGCCTGAAGCACGGTCACGTCTGCCGCGTTGCCTTCTCGGATCGCTCCGTTGGGTGCCTGAGCCAGAGTCTTGGCTCGGGTGGTTCCGGTTGGATTGACGAGGAACAGAAGCTTCGAGGAAGCCGCTGCGGCCTCCACGATGCTCTTGGACAGGCTCTCCAGCGAGATGAGGTCTCCGAGGTACTGCTCCACATAGGAGCGCCCGTAGTCCTCGCCGTCCACGCGGTTCATGCGGAGAGCGAGGAACGGAGACTGCTCCACCGGGTAGACGCCGTAGGAGTCGGGGATGATCTCGCCTTCGACCTCTTGGTAGATCTCGACACGGTCTCCCATGCGCTTGCAGCAGGTGTAGATGTCCACCGTGTTGTCGTGGCTGCACATGCAAGCCTTGACGAACGGCTGGATCTCCTCTGGTAGAACGGCTGGGGCCACCGTTTCCTTGATGATGATCATCTTCGCCGTGCCCATCGGGTCGCGCTTGACCACGAAGCGGTCCAGCTTGATGACCCGCATGGGCCCGTCATCGGGGAAGTAGAGGACCACCGAGCCACAGACGATCAGCTGCTTCAGGCACTCGAACAGGTTGCTTCGGATTCCCTGACTCTCGATCTCCTTCTGGATCCGCCGCTCAAGATCGGACAGGCTGGCCTCGACCTCGCCCTTGGCGTTCGGAGACAAAGCCATCAGCTTGGCCTGTGCCTTGCTGTCCAGAACGAAGCGGAAGAAGGGAGCGTTGGGCGGAAGCAGGGACAGGAGGAGAGCCGAAGCCAGATTATTAACGCCCCGCGCACCTACCGACTGGTACGGGGTCGGAAGCCGCTGCGCGGACTGGTCCCCGTCATCGGTCATCAGATGCGGCAGCGTCAGCCGTGAGCAGTCCCGCGCCCTCTGTAGGTAGGCATCGCGGAACGTCTCCATCATCTGGTACTTCGACTTCATCGTCTCCATTGGTCAGCTCCCCGGCATGTTGACGTTGCTCTGCGGAATGGTCAGCGCCCGCTTGCCCTTCTTGCGGTAAGTCGTGTTGGCCGGACGGGCCGGAGCAGGGGTGCTCTGGAGCATCATCGGGGCCGACATGTTGATCTGCGGAGCTGGGGGAAGCTGGACTGGGGCGGGCTGCTGCGGCGTGTAACCGCGACCTCCGATGCACATGGCTGCTACTCCGAATTCTGTTCGTTGTAAATCTCGCGGAGCATCCGCACGATGGAACGCATACCCGCGTAGAAGAAGATCTCCCGCTCATGCATGGGGATGTCGGGGCACTTCTCCGGGATCTCCGCCTCAAGCTTGACCAACAGGCTCAAGGGAATCGGAGGAAATTCTCCGTCCTTAAACTCATTCAAGGAACTCACCTCCCGAAGCCTCCTTGTCCTTACGCTCCGTGTGGATGGCGTAGAAGATCACGATGTAGTTGATGATGTCGAGGACGGTGTCGAGAACCTTCTCATCGTCCACCTCGTACTTGCGGTTGGAATCAGCAAGGGTGTTGAGGCGGGAGATCTTGTCGCTGAGACGGACAAGGACACCAGTCTCCGTCTTGCATAGTCCCAGTTCCTCGCACTTGATGAAGTTGAGGAAGGCGTGAGTCGCATCCTGACCGCCGCTGTAGTCGTGGTTCTTGCGTCTGGAAAGAGCACGGGCTTGATCGCAGAGCTTCTCATGGATTTCCATCAGTTCTTCTCGGGTCGCCACAGTTTGACCTCCTTTGTGTCTTTGTCGTACTCGCCATCCCGAAGGATCCGAGCCATCTGTGCCTGAATCACCGCATACTCGGCGGAGAACCCGCTTGCCTCATAGGCCACCTGAACGGTCTCCCATGTGGCTCCGTTCTTGGACAGGAGCTTCTCAGCTCCGACCGGGCCGACACCCTCAAGGCCGGGGTAGCCATCCGACTTGTCCCCCACTAGGGTCTGCATGAGCCAGTTGCGGTCGGCCTGTTCCTTGGTCTGGAAGGTGAAGCCGTCCGTGTCGGGGTTGTAGAGCCACCCCGGTATGGTCCTGAAGTCCTTGTCGGTGGAGATCATCAGCGAGGAGATGCCGTACTTCAGGCAGGACGTGTGGTGGATACCGACGAGATCGTCGGCCTCCAGCCCATCCTCCACGATGACCTGATGGTTGTTGTCGAGCAGTCCCTTGAGGGCGGCGTATCCAGCGGGTTTCCTGACCTTCTTTCGGTGAGCCTTGTACTCGGGGTAGATCGCCTTGCGGAAGTTGCCCTTGCCAGTGAAGTAGATGGTCAGGTCTCCCTTGCCCATCGCCTTGTACTTGGCTAGGGCAGCCTCGGCCATCCCTAGTGCCTCGTTGATGTTGCAGAACACCACGTCGAGATCGTCATCGAACCTAGCGCAGTACTCGCAAGCCGAGCAGATGCCGTAGATCAGGATGTCTCCGTCGATGTGGATCCTGTCGAACTTCTCTGGAAGTGGTTCAGTCATCGTTCTTCCTCAACTCACGCAGGGTATTCCATGATCCGATCAGGTAGCCGAAGGCGAACAAGCAGAAAGCTTGGAAGAAGCAGAACGCTAGAAACGCGATTGGCAAGTCACTCATCTGCTGCCACCTCTGCCATCCTCATGGCCATGTTGGCGAGACCCATGACCTCATGGAGCTCGGCGTTCGTAGCGCAGTGGTAGTCGGTGCGCTTGTTCGTGCTGTTCTTGTACCCGATGAAGAGCATCTGGTCGTAGCGGACCTTGAGCTCCCTGAGCAGGTCTTCGGTCGCGGTGAATGCCAACGGATTGTCTTCGGTCATCAGTGAGTCTCCGCCCAGTTCTTGCCGACCCTGTACTCGCCGTCCAGTGGGCACCTGAATCCGAAGTGCGCTCCCGCTTGCTGGATGGCCTTGACCATGATCCTACCGACTTCATCGGCATGTTGAGGGAAACACATCAACTGGTATTCGTCGTGGACCGCAGCCACCTGAGACACGGGAATCGACTTCCTGTCGTACTCCTCATGGGCGAGGATGCAAGCCTTCTTCATGATCACGGCACCAGCACTCTGGAGCAGCGTGTTCAGTGCAGCATGTGCGCTGCGGATCGGCAGGATGCGTCCGTCGATGCCCTTCAGATGGCCCTTGGTTGCCACGATGCGCTCGACATCGTCCTTGAGCTTCTGGAAGGCGGGAACAGCCGTGTAGAAGTTGGCACGGCTCTTCTTGCCCTTCTTCGCATCGCCGCCTAGGACAAGCCCGAGCTTGGTGTCGGCTGCGCCGTAGATCAGCGCGTAGATGCCGCCCTTGGCTTGGTTGCGGGCCGACTTGTGGCTGGGGTTGGCCTTGTCCTGCTGCTGCTGCGGGGCGAGACCGAAAGACTTGGCGTTCTCCCAGTGGATGTCGCAGGAGATGACCTTTCTGGCGTAATCGCCTCCATCGTACTTTCCGAGGAAGTGCGCGAGGCAGCGAAGCTCAAGGCCGCTAGCGTCAGCACCCACCAGAACCAAGCCATCGTTCGGGATGAAGAGGGATCGGTAGGCTGGATCCGTTGGGACCTGAGCCATGTTGGGTGCGCTGTGGGTGCAACGGCCAGTAACAGCACCATTGGTGTTGACCCTTCCATGAAGCCTTCCGTTCTTGTGGAGCTTGAGCCATGCGTTCTCCCCGTCAGCCAGCTGGCCCAGCCGCTTGATGCAGGTCAGGTACTTTGCGAGGAACTTCGCCTCGGGGTAGTCCAGTGAATCCAGCACGGCTTCATCGACGCGGGGACGCCCATCCGGAGTCATCTCCTCTGGTTGCCAGCCGTACTTCTCGATCAGCCGCTCCGCGATCTGGGTGCGTGAGCCGGGGTTGAACTCCTCGACCTTCGGCTTGAGCTTCTTCCCCGTCTTCTCGCTGACGCGCTCGATGACCTTGTCGGGGAAGATCAGGCGCATCTGCGACTCGATCTCGATCTTCTCCTTCAGGAGCGAGGAGTGGAGCTTCTCGGCTGCATGGACATCGAACCTGAAGCCAGTGCGCTCCTGCTTGCGGATGATCTCCGCGAACCTGTGCTCGATCTCCTCGGCGGCGGCAGGGATGTTGTCCGCGATGTGATCGTACAGCTTCACCGTGACGCGGACATCCTGCTTGCAGTACTCCACCATCTCGGGGCTCCAAGAGTCGAAGCTGGGAGCCTCTCCCTTCAGGAGGCCAAGCCTGTGTCCCCAAGCCCTGAGGCTGTGGGATCCGATCAGCTCCTTCGGGAAGCCATCGTTGATCAGCTGGAACTCGTCGTTCCTCAGGTCGGGGAAGCACAGGCGGGACATCACAAGCGTGTCCTTGACCTGCGCCTTCGGGATGAACCCGATCAGCTTGCGGAGAGCGGGGATGTCGAAGGCCATGATGTTGTGGCCGATCAACACGTCCGCATCCCAAGCAAGCTTCTTGAACTCGTCTGGGGTGACCGACCTCGGCTCATCCCCATCGACGCTGACCACGATGCAGTACAGCGTCTTCAGGTCGCTGAAGTTGATCCAGTCCTCCAGCGCGTTCGTCTCGATATCGAAGTGAAGCTTCATGTGTCCACCATGTCCTCTAGGCTTTCGCCTCTGTCCTGAAACCGTTCACGCAGCTTCCGCATGGCCACTAGGCCGATCTGCTTCACCGTGTTCGGATGCAGGTTGTCGTTCTCTCTGTGGTTGTAGATGACCGTCACTTCCTCCCAAGTCAGGAGGTAACGGTCTTGTTCAGTGCTCACGGGCCTCGTACTCCGCGATGCGAAGCAAGAGCTTTGCGTTCTCCCGCTTCAGGCGTCTGATCGTCGTTTCCTTGTCCTCGATGGGCTCCATGAGGATCGGAGTGTGCTCCCCATGCCAGCCTCCAAGGATGTTGAACTCGAAGAACTCGATGGCATCGGTCTCATCCATGCCTTCAGCCATCAGGTTGGCCCGGATGACCGCGTTGTCGTAGACGGCGAGTGCAAGCTGCCCGCACCGCTGACCAACGCCGATGATCGCGTTGTCGTGTCCGTCGATGAACAGCGCACGGTCATCGTACTCGGCCACGAATGTCCTAGGGTCATGCACGGAGGATGCTCCTGACCGCCTCAAGGCCGTTCATGAGATCCCTGAACGGAACCTCGATCTTCGTGATCTCCTTGCCGTCCGACACCAGATCGTGATGCTCGATCTTCAGCGTGACGGTGTCACTGTGCTCCGACCAAGCCTCAAGGACAAGGCTGGTCCTGCTTGACTTGCGGATCTCCTCGCAAGTGATCCTCACATCGATTGTCGTTTCGCCTTCCATTGGCTTCCACCTTTTCTGCGTGGATGGCCGAGAGGGTGATGCCCATCCTGACCACGTCCACGATGCTGTAGTGTGTTCCGAACAGGACGCTGAACTTACCCGCTAGGTAGGTCAGGGCCGTGTGCGACTCCAAGTCGATCCTGACCGTCTTTGTCCGGCGTCTCACTTGCTTTCCTCGGCCAGCTCCGTGAGCTTGCGCTCGTTCATCTTGATCTCGGTCCTGAGGGCCTTGATGTGGGCCTCAAGCTCGGAGATGCGCTTGCGGATGTTGGCCTCGGTCACATGGTTCTTGATGGCGCTCTTCCACGGATGGTTCGCCTTCGGTTTCACAACGGTCATTGAAAGTCCTCGTTCACTGGAAGTTCCTCGACCTCGGCCAAGCGACCACTGTCCCTGTACCACCGAAGTCCTCCTGCAAGTCCAGTCTCACCCGTGTATCGGTTCTTGAGAACGCGCAGCGTTAGGAGGTTCGCGTTCTCCTCGTCCTGCTGGTTGCGCTCAAGCCCGATCACGGCGTCTGCAAGCTGCGCGATGCTATGCGATCCGCGCAATTGTGCAAGGCTGGTCTGGGCTCCGTTCTCATGGCCACGGTCGCCGTCTGGGCGGCGGAGGTGGCTCACGACGAACAAGGCGATCTGCGTCTCCTCGACTAGGGATCGCAGAGATGTCATGGCGTTGTCGATGAGTCGGCGCTCGTCTCCGTCACCGAGTCCGGACACCACGATGCTGAGGTGGTCGAGGAAGACGTACTCGCAGCCCAGCGCCTTGGTCATGTATCGCACCCTCGCCAGCAGGTTCTCGGGATCGACCGAGCCGAAGTGGTCGAACATCACGACCTTCGCAACGGTGGCCTCGAAAGCCTCGCGCTTCTGCTGCTCGGAGATCCCCCGTTCCTCCCACCAGTACGGAGGGCAGTTGAGGTGGATGCCCATGAGGTTGCGCCCAGTGCGCTTCACCGACTCCTCAAGCATCAGCAGCCCGACCTTCTTGCCAGCGCGGATCAGGTGGCAGATGAGCTCACGGCACACGCTGCTCTTGCCGATGCCTGTGCCGGAAGTGAGCACGATCAGTTCTCCCCTGCGGATGCCGAGAAGCTTGTCGTTCACCTTGGTCCACGGGTACTCCACGCTCTCGGTGTTGTCCTCGGTGATGACCGCATCCCAGAGGTCGCTGCCCATGACAACGCCGTCAGGACGGTACACCTTGGCCCCGTAGACGGCGTCCACGACCTTGGCTCCAGCCCCAGCCTGAAGAGCCTCGTTGGCATCCTTGAAGCCCTGTACGCGGCCAATGCGGGCCTTGCCGGGGGTAAGGAGAAGAGCGCACTCGCGGGCAGCCTTGCGTCCGGCGTCATCGTCATCGAACAGGATGTTGACGGTCTCGAACGTCTCAAGCCACTCAAGGCTCTTCTGGAAAGCCTTCACGGCTCCCGCAGCCCCTGTGGGAATGCTCACGACTGGCCACTTGTTGCCGAAGAGCTGGGACACGGTCAGGGCATCGATCTCGCCCTCGGTGACCGTGACCATCTTGCCTCCGTCGCGCCACAGGTGCTGGCCGTACAGGCCGACATCCTTGAAGTCCCCGAGCGTCACGAAGTCCTTGGAGGGGAAGCGCAGCTTCTGAGCCACGATTGTCCCGTCCTTGTAGTACTGGGCGACCTGAACGGACTGGCCGTTGAACTCTCCGACACCGTAGCCCCAGATGCGGCAGGTGTCCTCGCTGATCCCTCGCTTCTTCAGCGGGGAGAATGTGACATCGATCATGTTCGCCTTTCTCGGGGTCAGTCCAATTGTTGGACTGCCGTCGCCTCGTTCTCGGTAGTTGCATCCGAAGCACCAAGCGTGGCCGTCCGTGTACCGAGCAAGGTTGTCCCTGCTACCGCACTTCGGGCACTCCTCGTGCCTTACGAATTCTGACTGGTTCGACATTGTGTTCCCTTATCCAGACTTCGATTCGCGGCTGTTCCGCGTACTTCTTCTGCGCCGTGATCTTGCAGATCTGCACATCGTCCCGCCAAGCCCACTCGTTCAGCACATCGAGAACACCCTTCTGGTAGTTGTCGATGTCGCCTATGGGATACGGGTTGCTTGGGTTCTTCGGTGTGCGGCAGAAGAAGATCAGCTCGACTTCAAGCGGACAAGACAAAGGGCAGCCCTTGGGTCGGCTCATCTCACCAAGGGCTGCCCACGCGAGTTTCCTGAAGTTGTCGTAACGCTTCTGGTAGTAGACCCTGCCGTTCCTCGCGACACGAGGGCGGGAGGCTGCGACGGGTTCTACCCAGAGCGTGAAGTGCATCAGAAGTCGTTGTCCGAGTCGTTGTCGCTGGACACCACGGTCTCCTGCTCCTTGACGAAGCCGTCCGTGGCCTTGAAGCCGAAGGCGTCGAAGTTGTCGCCAGCGATGTACTCGCGCAGCTCCAGCACCTGAACAGCGCGGAGGCGCAGGGAGATGCCGTGGCCGACCATGGCAGTGAAGTACGGGGCGCAGTCGAAGGCGACCTTGATGGTGCTGCCCGAACCGACATTCAGGTTCGAGACCGGGTTGCCCTTGGCGTCGAACAGCGCGGGCTTCTGGTCCCACTGCTTCTCGCCCGTGCCACCCTTGGCCTTGAGCTTGAACTTGAAGCGGATCTTGCCGTCCTCGGTCTGCTTCCACGGCATATCGGCCCGCTTGAGAGCCTTCTTGCCCTTCGCCTTGCACTCGTTGGCGTAGTCGGCCTCGGCGATCTTGGTCAGCTTCGCCACGAGGTCATCGGCGTCCTTGCCAGTCAGGTCGAGATCGACCGAGTACACGCCATCGGCGTTGAACTTCGTGTCGGGCTTCTCGATCTTGGGGTAGACGGCGATGCCAGCGGGGCTCGTGATGCGGACGATGTTCTGCTTGCCACTCATTGTGTGTTCTCCTAGTCCAACAATTGGACTGGTTCTCAGTTGAAGTAGTACTCACTACTCAACACCTCAGTCACATCCAGAGATCCGTACTCTGGAACTTCAGGCAATACTACCATAGAAGGCAGCATTGTCAATGCCTGTAGCCTGAACTCGGCCAGCAGGTCTCGGCTGAAGATGTCAACGGTCGCCTTGCGGACGCATTTGGCGACGATTGGGGCGTCTGCCGCTAGGCAAAGGAGCTGGTCGTGGACCTCTCCGAAGTCCTGCACTCCGTTGTCAAGAGCGAGGTTGGCGGTGTGGCCGAGAAGACCACCGATGCCGTCGAAGCTGTGGACGATGTTGGGAGCCCCGCCGTTGGTGGCCTTGCGCTTCGACTGCTTGCCGTTCTCCTCGCGGATCGTCAGCACACGCGCCTTGGCACCGACACGGGTGGAGACCATGACCGAGTCGTAGTTCTCGTAGCGCATCCTGACCGGGAGACCAAGTGGAGTCATCCATCGTGGAGTGATGTCGTGGTCTATGAGGATGCCCATGACATCGCGGATGAACTTCATGCCGCGTGTGGCCGAGCCAACGACATCGTCCATCGAGTTCCAGATGATCTTCCCTAGGAAAGCGGCTGGCTTGTAGACCTCAAGTCCGAACGGGTTGCCCTTGTGCCTGATCTTCTCGTCCAGCCACTCGCGGGTGTAGTTGATGCAGGAATGCTGGGTCAATCCGTAGGGCAGCGTCATGGTCTGCCTCTTGGTCGTGCTCCGGTCGATCCCTAGGGAGAGCAGTCCCTTGGCGTAGGGAGAGTCGCTGACAAGCAGCTTGGCGATGACGCGGTCGGCCACTGCCTTGTACGGATCGGCTGGGGACTTGCCCGGAGTGACGTTGGTCGCGGCGGCGGCGATTGGATCACGCAGCAGCATCGAGTAGATCTGCAATCCCTGAGTGGTCGCGTCCATGCCGATTGGCAGACGGGAGTTGTACCCGAAGCCCTTGGCCCAGAAGTTGGAGAGCTCCTTACAGGCCGCGTAGAACGCGAACGGATCGTCTGCCTTCATCCAGTCGCCGTGGCCGTATGGATCGGTTCCACTGCACTTGATGAGATCTGTATTCGATTCGATCCAATGCAGACGCTCTTCCTTCGACTTCTTGTCTAGACCCCACTTGTTCGCGGTGTGGAGCATCAGCGCCTGAAGCTGGGCTTCGGTCTTGATCTGCTTTCCACGGGCGAAGCGGAGCAGGGACTTGGCGACACTCGTCCCCTGTGGATTGAGGTAGAGGGGCAGGTAGTAGCCGCGTCCTCGGAAGTCGAGCTGCATCGGGAACCAGATGCGCTCGTAGGTCTTCATCTTGTCCGCGACCATCAGGGTCTTCAGCAGCTGGAGCCTCTGGCTCTCCAGAGACTCGTTGTGGAAGTAGACCTTGGCTGCCGCCTTTCGCCACTGTCGGCGGGACTCGATGTTGGTCTCGATGTCATCAGGCTTGGCCGGGACGATCTCGTCAAGCGCACTGGGGAGACCGTCGATCTTGGCGGATTCCTTCCAGCAGTGCCTGATTAGGTCATAGACCTCCTGATCCACCTGCCACGGCGTGGACTGGATCATGTTGGTGGCGCTGTAGACCTTGGAGAGATCGCAGCCAGAAAGCTCGGTCTGGTACGCCTTGTTCCTCGACTTGATTAGGGGTCGGGGTTTCCAGTCCAGCTGGCGGTATCCACCGATCCAAGGATTGGACCATGGGAGAGGACGCTCCGCCGTGGGCAGGAAGAACGGAGTGAGTTCCTCATGGTACTCATGGCACTTCCTGACCCATTCGCTGATTTCGCGGCTGGGGGCTATCGCGCAATACCGCCGACCACGGGCATTCAACTTGGTCAGGATCTGGATGATGCCCGTCCGTGTCGCCATCATGTCCGTGAGCAGCACACCAATGGCCAGTGCGTCTGCCTTGGCCCACCGCTGGGTGACGAGATCGACGGCCTTGGCGGCATCGCGGATGAACCTGCGCTTGAGTCCCGCTCCAACGGACTTGAAGGAGACCTGCTGCATCCTGCGGAAGAAGGCAGGAGACTCCTCGGCCAGTTTCTCCAGCAGGATCTCGTCCTCGATTGTGCGCCCCACGGCGATGCACAGGGAGGTCATCATTCGCTCCGTGCTCAAGCCGTCTATGACGGCCTTACAGGCGATCACGGCGATCTTCTCCGCTGGGAGCATCTCCATGAACGGAAGGCAGCGGTGGTGCTTGCCGGGGCTCTTGCGGGCCTTCAGGACCCAGTCGTAGATGCCCTTGGTCATCTCCTCGGTGCACTTGTTCAGCAACTGCCGACCGGGGATGGTGTTGGACTCGGAGGTGATCTCCGTGGCCTTCTGCTTCCGTGAGCGGTAGCGGGCCTTGCCCAGTTCACGCATCTCGTTGTGGAGGTGGTCCTGCTTGGATTCCATGGAGGGATTCTAATGCCTGTCCAACAATTGGACCAAAAGAAAACCCCCGTGAACCGCTGGTGCGGCCCACGGGGGCGAGGAAAAGAGAACGGGGTGGAGTCTAGCAAGAAAAGAAGGCGATGGCCTCAAGGACCACCGCCTTCCGAGGGGGAAAAGATGCGGGAACCTTACGCCGCGACGAAGGTCTCGTCAAGCAGCTTGTCGAAGGCGATCACGCGGCGGGCGAAGTCGCCAGCCTCCATGCCCTTGGCGGTGTGCGTGTAGGCGTTGTGGATGTTCCACAGGGTGTTCTCCTTGACGCCGTAGTCGAACGAGGGCTTGTGGATCTCGTTGGCATACGCCACGGCCTTGCTCTCGGGCAGGAGACCCCTGCGGGCCACCTCCATGGCGAAGGCGTCGATCATGCGGCGGTCATCCACGACGATCTCACGGAGCGTGTCGTTGCGCCGCTGGGCCTCCAAGATGGTGTCGCCGAAGACATCGACCGACTCGGCGATCAGGCTGGGGATGCGGTCCCACACATTGAGGGTGTGACGGGTCTTCAACTTGTGGTCGGCGATGATCGCACCGTTGGAGCACACGAAGACGCGGGCACCGAACAGCAGGGTGACGCTGCGGCTCATGTCGTAGGAGTTCATCACCCCGACCATCCAGTCGAGAGCCTTGTCCTGCGGGAGACCGCCGCCGCTGACGGAGAACATCGACACGAAGCGGGGCTTCTTGCGGTGGATCTGGTGCGTGGGCTTGTCGATGTCGAACCCCTGCGAGGTGAACGCCGACATGACGTTGTGCATCAAGTGGCGGTGCGGCACGGGGGTGTACGAGGCGGTCGGGGACGGAACGGGGATGTTGTCGATGGCTGCGCTGCTGACGTATGCGGTGTTGAGAGAGATCATGTGTCTGTTTCCTCTGAAGTTGTGTCCAACAATTGGACTGGTTTCACTTGTTCTTGCGCTGCTTGCGCTTGAGAACCTCTGCGATGTAGGCCCGCTCGTTGTCGGTCAGGTGCATGTCGTTCGTATGCGCCTGATCGAGAACCCTGATGGCCCACAGGAAAGCCGTGTCGATGTCCTTGGCTACGAATGCCTTGCAGGAGTGGATGAACGAGGTGCTGACTTTGTCGCGGTCGGTGAGTTTGAGTCTCTTTGCCATGTATATACTTTACCCGAAATTTGGCAAAAGTCAAGTCTGCGCGTTGCTACGGGTATGCGCGCCCCACCCTCGAAAGGATCAGGCGGTGGTTGCAGACTTGCTGCGCTCGGCGATGACATCGAGCAGCGCCGTGGCCAACTTCTTGTAGTCGATCTTGTCCGCGATGGACTCAAGGTCGATGTGCTGCTCCACGATGGTGTCCGCGAGGTTGTCGATGTCGATCTCGTTGGCGATGTCGCTGACGGACAACTCGGAGGCGATGTCACTGAGCGAGATCTCCGCAGCGATGTCACTGGTGTTGACCTCGGCGGCGAGGCGTCCGATGCGGATGTACGAGGCAACATCCGAGACATCGATCTCCTCCGCCAAGTCGGAGTAACTGATGTTGTCGCGGACGAGGTCAGCGATGTCGCCACGGACGATGTCGCTCACGACACCCTCGAACTCCCTCGACTGCGTGTGATCCTTGACGATGTCGAGGATGCGGTCGTTGCCGTACAGGGTCGGAGCCATCTCCTCCTTCACGATGGACTTGATGAAGGTGCGGAGTGGGGACGGGTCGATGCTGATGCTGATGTTCTCGGTGCTCATTGTTCTCTGATCCTTCTGTCCAACAATTGGACTGGTTCTCTGCGGCTCAAGACCTCCTTGAGCCATGTACATACTTTACCCGAAGATCGGGGAAAGTCAAGTAGTCTTCGTCTCGGTGCGTCGAAATTGATCGACGGCGTTCCAGTACGCGCTGGCCTTGCCTGACGGGATCTTGGCGGTGATCAGGGCCGAAGCCTCGCGGATGACCGCATTGGCTCCGATGATCGCCTCGTTCCGTTCGGAGCGCAGCCGTTCGATCTCGTCGGCAGCGTCTCGCAGATCACGCGACCAAACTCCCATAGCGGGAGCAATACAGCACTTGGAAAGAAGGACGCGAAGCCTCGTCACGATGTCGTCACTCACTTGTCGTCCTCCTTGAAGCAGTCCCAGTTACGTTCTTTCATGTACCTCATGGCGACCTCATGAAAGCGACCGCTTTCCATTCCTTCCGTGTTGTCTGCTCCATCGACAATGGCTGCATACTCACAACACGAACGCCGCGCTTCGTCGCGCTCGGCGGTGAGGCGGGCGACCTCGCGCTGCGCGTCCAACGCCTCCGCGCAGAACTGCGTTGATCGCTGGTTGCGGGCACAACCCGTGTTCCGACGCAACCGCTCGATCTCGTCGGCGGCTTCGCACAACAGCCGACCAAGCACCGCTGACTTTGTTTCGCCCATTCGCTCTGAATACAGGCGCAGCCGATCCATGATGTCAGGCCCGGTCATGACTTGCTCTCCTTCTTCTTGCGCTTGGGCTTGAGGCTCAAGGCACGGGTGAACAGGCGGTCGATCATGTCGAGGGAACGGCTCTCGACCTCCCTGCGGTTGTCTCCCTCGTCGGAGTCGAGAGAGAAGTGGTACGAATCCTCCAAGGCGGTCTCGATGGCGGTGATGAACGCCTGAAGCTCCCGCTTGGTGTAGCACGATGCGACTGCCTTGGCGGCGAGTCCGAACTTGGTCGGCTTCTCAGCCATCGCACACCTCCGCATCGGCGATCTTGGTCACCATGATCTCGCACAGCATGTTGTCGTGGTCACGGGCTCGGGACTGGTGGTACAGGCAAGCAGCACCCTCCTCGGTCAACGCCATGACGTAGATCCTCTCGGTCTCGGAGGTGTCGCTGTTGATCGCCCACACCGCGTACAGGTTGAGGCGGTTGGCCTCGGGATCGACAGGAACCGCCGAAAGATCCTCCGCATAGTCTGGAAGGTAGGTCTTCGGGGCGCATCCCTTGCACGGAGGGTCCCCCATGCAGCCACAGGCGCTCTTGGCGATGTTGTCGGGGAACTCCGTGCCGTGGCGCGAGGCGGGGATCTCGACTCCTTCGGGGTACTTGACGATCTCGTAGGAGTCACAGCCGCACTCCTCTGCGTGGTCGAGAAGGTCGAAGATCTGATCCTTGTCGCCCTCGACGCGGATGAGGAAGGTCTTGGCGGGATCGGTGTCGATCTTCGGCTCGATGTTGATGTTGATGGGCTTGCTCATGGTTCTCTGTTCCTTTCTCTGGTCCAACAATTGGACTCACTTGGCGAACTTGCCCTCGGACACGACCTGCTTGATCATCAGGTAGATGCCGTGGACGGAATCCTCGGTCGCGCCGACGAAGTGACGGTGCCAGATGCCCAGCCAGTTGCGGGACATCTGCTCCATGTTGAGGGAGCCGTCGATGTTGCGGACGGCCATGATCTCGACCTCGCCGCCCACAGCGCCGATGGGGATCCAGTCGCTCGTACCGTCCCTCTGCATGAGCAGATCGACGGACTCGCACACGAACACCTCGGGGCAGTCGGGGTCGGCGGTGAAGGTGAAGGACGCCATGAAGTCATCACCGTGGCCCGCCTCAAGAGCGGGGGCGATGAACTTGGGACGGAGGTCGCCATCGCTGCCGACCGCGACATCCTCGACCTCGTCAAGGATCACGGGGTAGCCATCGGCGATCATGTCCTTGACGATCTCGTTGGCGCACTCCTCGGGGTTGCCGTTGGCGACATCGAACGAGATGGTGAGGAAGGCACGGTGGGTGGTGTAGGGCTTCTTTGGCATTGGTCTCTTGTCCTTCTGTCCAATTGTTGGACTGGGTGAATCGGAGCAGAGTTGCTCCATGGATGTAATGTACCCGAAGATCGGAGTAAGTCAAGTGGTGACGATGAACGGGGAGCCCCAGTCGGAGGCACTCATGCGCTTGCCGTTGACGGTGACGGTCTTGTACCGCAGTCCGACGATGACTCCACGCGGGTCGAGGAAGCGGAGGTCATCCTTGTCGCCGTCGATGACCGTGTAGCCGCGCCAGTGGGTCGGCAGGGGCTGGCCCTTCTTGGTATCGAAGACCACGGCGACACGACCCCGGCAGTCCGAGAGAAGCTTGGCGCAGTCATCCCAGTTGTGGCCCGAGAAGGACAAGGTCTGGTCCCAAGACGGGGTCTGCTGGTAGGCACGGTTGATCGACTTGGTGTAGTCGTAGAACCGCCAGCCGATCAAGTCGAAGTAGCCGAACAACTCGGGTGCGATGTAGTCCCACGGCAGATCGGAAGTGCCGTTGAGACGCATCACGGGCTTCGTGGACAGGTCCAGTGAAGCCTTCTGCATCTCGCACAGCAGCGACCAGAAGAAGTCGTGCGGGGTCTCGACAAGACGCTGGGTCTTGCGGATCCGCGCTTGCTGCACCGACGAGAGAGCACCCTTGCCCGAGCAGTTGAGGCAGATGTCCGTGCAGTCCTGAGACCGCCACAGGCACATCTCATGACCGCTGCTGTCGGCTGGGGCAAGGAACAGGCTGTAGATCCTGTACTGCGCCGTGCGGTCGGACTCCTTCGCCAACTTGGCGTTGGCCTTGGGCTGGGTCAGCACGGGGAACAGGGCTCGGCTGTTGATCGTGCCAAGCCACTTGTCGAAGGTGCGCTGGAACTCGTCACGAAGCCGCGTGAAGTTGACCGTGTTCGCCTTGTCGATTACTGGAAGGTTCATGTTCTCGTTTCCTTTCGTGTTGTCCAATTGTTGGACTGGCTGCACCGAGCAGGACCGTCCAACACCCATACTGTACCACAGGAGTTAGATTTGTCAATAGGTTTCCGATTAGGGAGTCGGCAGTCGGGAATCGGCTATTAGGGATCTCGATTAGGGATTGGCGATTGGGGCCCGAGGCTCAACGGCGGTCCAACAATTGGACAACGTCCGCAGGGGCTGTCATAAGCTCTATCATGGAACTGTCATAAACGGCCCGCAACAGCGGCCCGATGACGATTCCAGTCCAATTGTTGGACACAAAAAAACCCCTGCCGCACCCGAAGGCACGGCAGGGGCAGAGGGGAAAAGATGTCGTGTTGTCCAATTGTTGGACTAGATGGCCTCGGCGTAGACCAGAGCGGTGTCGAGAAGAGTCTCGGTCCGCTGCTGCATGTTGCCGCCCATGACGCTCGTCATGACGGGACGGTAACCCTTGGCCCTCTCGGGCCCATAGCGGTGCTCCAACATATCGCGGAGCACGTGCTCGACCTCGCGGATGGCGAACAGGAACTGCTGAAGACGCAGGGCAGCGTACTCGCCAGTGCCGTCCTCGGTGCACTTCTCGCCGTCCATGCGGCTGGCGAAGCCATCGTGGACGAACTGGATTGCAGACAGGAACTGACGGAACTTGTTGACGAGGCTGGGTGGGTGGAACGCCCACTCCAACACCACCCCACCGCCGCACGACCACACCACGTTGTCGTGGATCTCCCCGAGGGTCTCCTCGGAGAGGTCGTGGGCGTTGCTGGTGGTCTTCTCTGCCTTCAGCGCCCGCTCAGTCATCAATGCGCCAACGGCGCACTTGCAGACCTTGCCGTCAGCCCTCGTCACGATGTTGCAGCAAGCGGAGAGGCTGGGGTTCTCCAGACCGAACTCCTGCTGCGCCTCGAAGTGGTCACGGACCGATTCGAGGAGGGACACGATTCCAGAGATGCGACCGATGCTGTACTTGTTTGCGAGAATGGTTTCCATTGTTCTCTTTCCTTCTTTCTGAAGTGAGCGTGTTGGAGAAGACTGGCTGTATGCGCTCCCCACAGCCAGTCCAATTGTTGGACTCAGTCGAGTTCGACGGGGAGGTCGCTCATGAAGTCGGGGATGTCGTTCTCCTCGACCTCCTTCAAGGTGCGCATGTGATGGGCGCTGACGCGGGTCAAGCGGTACTCGCAGCCAAGCCACTGCATCACGAACCAGCCGCCCTTGCCGCAGACCTTGAGGGTGTTGCTCCCCTGACGGAAGTCGATGCCGAGCATGAAGGTGGTGGCCAGAGCCACAGCGACATCCTCGGTGATGCGGGGGCTGCGGTCGCTGATGGCCGCATGGTGGGCGAGAGTCGCTGCGGCGACGATGGCGGGCACTGGGATCTCCTCGCCCTTGATGTTGATGATCGAATCCCAGCACAGGTGGTTGTTGGTCTTCATGTTCTCTGCTTTCCTCTCTGGTCCAATTGTTGGACTCGGTTCTCTGTGGCCCAAGACCTCCTTGAGCCATGTAGGCATATTACCACAGCATCCAACTTTGTCAATAGATTCCTGTAGTTACCTTTAGTTGTATCTATGGATACTCTGGGGTTGAACCTAGGTATCTTTCTTCTAGTCTTTCTTCTTACCTAGTAAGAGAGAAGTAAGAAGTACTAGGGTAGACAATGGGTAATCCTATGGGAACGGCATAGCCGTCCAACAATTGGACTAGGGATGTCTTCTTCTAGGTCTCCCGATTAGGGAGTTTGTTGGGGCTGTCATTCCAGAACGGCACCAGACGCCCTAGGGATCCATTGCAGCCTTCCCCGTCACCGACTAGGGTCGGAGGTCTCCCCGATTGGGGATCGTCTCCACGGGGCTCCTAGGCGGTCCAATCGTTGGACCAGAATCAGCCCTCCCAGTCAGCGATTGGCGATTGGCAGCTGAACTATCACTCCACTATCATGGGGCTATCCCGCCGCCGAGCGCGGGCAAACAAAAAACCCCCGACCCCGCGCAAGCGGGGCCGAGGGTCGTTCGGTCGGTCCAATTGTTGGACTCACTTACCCTTCGGGGCGGCCTTGCCCTTCGGGGCGGACTTGGCCTCGGCCTTGGCATCGGCGGCGGCCATCCGAGCGGCGGCGGCGGCCACATCCTCGGCGCTCGGACGGGCGGCCTTGCGCACGGCCTTCGGCTCGGACTTGGCCTCGGCCTTGCGAACCGCAGCGGCCTCGATGGCGTCACGTCCGAGCCGCAGCATCTCGGCCACCCCGATCAGGCCGAGGGCCTGAGCCACCGATGCCAGTGCGTGAGTCTGGCCGAGGCCATCGGCAAGGTC